GAAATTGACACCATACAAAAAGGTAGAAAAGTTTTTAAAATGTTAGAAGAAAAGAAAAAAGTTAAATATACTCAAGCAGAAGTAGACACACCGCATCCTGTTTTTGATATTAACACTGGTGAGGTTGAATATGTATCAGGTGGCAGTAAAGAGGGTGTAGATACATACTATACGGGTAGAAAAATTATAGAAAAATTAGAAGAGTTAAAAGATTTGGGTATAGATGATATTGATAAAATATCTGTTGATGAATTTGACCCAACGAGATATGCATTTAGTAAAGGAGGCATAGCGAACAAAGACATGGTTCGTTTCTTATTTGATGACAACGTATATAATTAATCCCATAACCGATGAGCTAGAGAGCGCACAACCTAGACAAACGGTTGGTGATAAATTTAAATTACAAACTTTTGTAAGAGATCAGTTTGCGTTAGGTGGTGGCGTGATACAGGGAGAGAAAATTGGTGACAGAGAAAATTTTGCTAATATAGGCAAGGCTTTACCTGAAAATGTACAAAACTGGTTAATAGAAACTTTCCCTGATATTAAATTTGATTTTAGTAAAGGAAGATTTGGTCTTCCAGATGATTCGTCACCTCTATCAGATAATAAAAGTCTATATCATATGGTCCGAAATGCAGCAAATAAAAAAATAGAAAATCCTAACTATATATACGAACCAAGTTCTTTAGAGAAAGCGGAATATACAAGATCTGTTAAAAGACCTGTAAAATATTCAAAAAACCTACAAAAACTTATTGATAAATTTAAAAAAACTTTACCAGGGACGGGCATTGTGTTTGAAGTTGCGAGATTAGATGATCCTACAAGAACACCTCTTATAAGAATTAAACATAAAATAACAAAAGATGGCGTAAAATCAATTACAGGAAGTAAAAATTTTGATTTAACACCCGATGGTTTTGAAGAAGCAAAAAAATATGTAAAAGAAATGAGAGCAGACCCAGAAACTTATCCTCCTACGGATTCGAGAAAAGGACTGGCTACTCAAATAGAAGCAGAAGAAAAATATACTAAATTAAGAAATCAATGGACTCAAGAAGCAATTGACTTCATAGAAGAGGCAACTTCTAGTGGTAAATATAAAACAGTTGAAGAAGTTGATAAAGCCTTAATGAAAAAATTTTCTGACCCTAAATATAGTTATGAGGGACTGCCAAAGACAGTTAGAAAATCTCTTGCTTTCGTTAGACCTGATGTATATCCAGGTCAATTACTGTTTGAACCTACGTATGTTTTTCCAAAAGACAGTGGACTAGATGGAGTGAAAATGGGACCTAGGTATAGAAGTTCTAAACAAGTTCAAACAGATTTAATATTAAAAGGATTTTTAAATAATAGCACTGATACAATTAATCCTAAATTTAAAAATTTAAGCAATTCTCTTTTTACGTATTTTATGGACCCACCTGAGGGCGAATCTAAGCCTATACTTTCGACTAAAAACGAACAAGAATTAAGAAGATTTAGTAAAAAAAATATGTCTGGACAGCGCGATACTTTATTAAAAATTTATTTACAAAATAGAGGTTTAGATTTTAAAAAGTATAGACTTAATAATGAAAGAGCTTTTGGTAGAAAAACAATAACAGAATTAAAAACAGAATTAAATAGACCCGACATTACTTCAACAAGAAAAGCTCAACTAGAAGATACTATTAAGGCTTTACGAAGTATTCAAAGAAATGTCAAAGATAAACTTTATAAAAAATATCCTTCTTTATTTAAAGGAAGAACAGGTGGAGGAACTTTAGTTTTTGAACATTTAGTGGCAAGATCTCTTGCAGACAGTGGAGAGGTTTTTCAAAGTTTTGATAGATTGCCTTTTGATTATAAAATGCGTGGAAGGTTTGTGCCTGCTTTTTTTAATAAAGAAAAATTAAAAGTTTTTGATAAACCTTTAATTGATCTTATTGATCAATATGAGTCAGCAGCCGATGACGCAACACGAAAAAGTGTCGAAAAAGACATTAAAAAATTAAGAAAAAAATTTAATGATTCTACTAAAGTAAACGGAAAAGGATATGCAGATAATTTAAAGATTTCTTTTGAAAAAAATAGAGTTATTTTAAAAGATACGACACCTGTTTTTACAACGAAAATATCTACAGCTGATTCAATTCAAGACATTTTAAAAAACATAGAGCACTCTAATAAATTTTTTACTACTTTAGGAAAACAACAATACGTATACAAGGGTGAAAAATTTGAAGATTTTAAAAAAGGAATTAAAAATATTAAAAAATTTGGTGAACCAAGAGGTTTTCAACTTAATAGTTTTGCAGGTATTTTAAATCTTTCTGATGCTAATATTGAAATACCGGAGTCAGTTAAAAATTCTTTTAAAAAAGTTCTCCCTTTTATAAAAGGAGCTGGATATGCTACTGGGCCTCTTGCCACAATACCTTTTGTTCAACAAGCAGAAAGAGGACTACCCCTAGGAGCAGTTATTGAAACAGGACTTGCTAGAACAGCTGAAGACATAGTTAATTTACCTGCATTGTTGTATGGAGGAGGTAAATTTTTAAAAGAAAAATTATCTGGGAAGGAAGCTGAATTTGAATTACCTTATGAGGCTACATTTGGTAGAAAATATTCTGATTTTATAGAAAAAAATATTCCATTAAAAGAAAGGCAAGATCGAATAAAAGATTTTGAAATACCAAGAGGTGTTGTAGATGATATGGAACTTTTATCAGACCAAGAGTTTGATAAGATGTCTGAAGTCTATCCTGAAAAATTTAAGGACTTAATGAAGGCTTCTGAAAAACCTCAAATAGAGCCAGAAAATTTAGATTTAACAGAACAAGATAATCAAGTTCTAAATTCTCTTGCACAAGGTGGCCGTGTTGGTTTTGAAAACGGCTCCCCACCAGTAATCCCGGGCAACGAAATTGATTACAGTGAACTACAAGTTATGATGGACAACCCTAATGAGTACAACACATTTCCTAAAGGCACATTTGCAGAAGAGATGGACAAGGCAGTTTACGGAACAAATGAAGAAAGAAATCTTTTACAAAAATTTAACTCAATGTTTTTAGACCCAAGGGTCTATCCATACTATGCTCAAAAATTAACATCAGGTGCAGCTAACATACCAGAACTTGCTTTTAGATTTCCAGCATCTCTCGGTTATCTTTACGGACAAAGTAATCTTGCTCTAGCCACAGCTGATTTTGATAGAATAAGCGGAAAAACTTTAATGGAAGCTCTAGAGATATTAGATCCAAAATATACTAGAGAAATAAAGAATACTAAATTTGGAGACGTGGTAGGCATATCTGATAAGTCCATGAACGAACAAGATAAAACAGAGGGACAAAAGCTTGTTGGAGATACATTTGAACTAGGTGCAGAAGCAATAGGACCAGCAACACCATTATTCCTATTTAAAATGTTTCCTAAATTATCAAAACAAATTAAAGATTTAGTTGGCACGGCATCTGCTGCAGAAAAAGTAAATAAAGAAATAGAAAAAAATATGGCCGTAGATCAAACAAGAAGAGATTTTATTTTAACTATAGGCGCAGGTGGAGCTGCCGCTGCACTTAAATTTTTAGGACTAGATAACCTTATTAAAACACCCAAAGCTACAAAAGCTGTAACATCTACTGCGAAGGCAGGTGGTACACCACAATACTTTTTTGATTTTGTAGATTTAATAAAAAGAAAAGGAAAAGATGTTTCTGATAGACAAGCAGTGGTTGAGAGACAAAAAGTAATTGAGTATAAAGACTACACATATACCGAGACAGACGGCTACATAACAATTAGAAAAACAGATGAAGATATGGGCACTGATCAAATGATGGAATATAAACCAGCAGAGGGCATGGTTGATGAAGCAAGCAAAACGGCTAAAGAGATTCCACCACAGTATGATGAAGTAAGTTCTAAACCAGATGCAAGTGATCCCGGTAATTTTGATTCAGAAGCAGGGTTTGAATCTATTGATGATGTTTTAGAAGAGCTGGCTAAAGATGGTAAAAAATATTCAAAAGAAGAATTGGAGGAAATGGGTATAATTTTAGGTGGGGTTGTAAAAACTGAAATGGCAGAGGGCGGTATAATTGCAGGTGTTAAATCAGGGCCAGCACCAAAATCAGGGCCTACACCACATGGGTTGCCTTATCTAGCTAAAAATGTTACACCAATCAAGGAGCGTAAATAATGGCAGATATTGACAAGACTCTTTCAGAGTTAGGTACCTCT